GAGAAATGGATGTATGACGAGTGTATTCCGAGAACAAAAAGAGACGATTATGTTAAAGGAAATATAGATAGTTATACAAAATCTTATAAACTTTAAGGGACTTGTCCGTTATATATTTTCTCTAAAAAAAATCATATTATCAAAAAAATATTATAAATTTGTATTTCTATAATATTGTTTATAGTGTGAATTTTAAATAATTAAATAGTATGACATCTAAAGAATTATATAACGCATTTTTAGAACATTTATCAAAAACAACATCAGAATCTTTAGAAAAAGATTGGAAATTACTAAAGCAATACAATACAGGTATACTTGTTTCAGAGTACAAGGAATACGTCTGCAATATATCTGATGTGGATGCAGTACTGACTAAAAATAAATTGAATTGCCAATTTTAGTTCTGTCTTAATTTTATTAAAAAAAGCGGAAGAACCACAAAAAGTTCAATAGGTATATTATTGCCAACATTAATTATACAGTTTATAAAAAAAGGCGGATGAACTTAACTGTTCATCTGCCTTTTAGTTTATATAAATAAAAGCTATTTATAGTAAAAAAGAACAATATGTCTGTAATACAAGCAAAACCATTTCTTCATTATATGGATTTAAGAAACCATGCCATAGGAAAAGAGGACAGGCTTAATATGTCAAAGAAAATACTTGATAAATCGAAGCCTTTCCCTAATACGGTTGGTTATAAGGATATTGACGCATCGTTTAAGGAGTGGGTTGATAACAAACTCGAAATATCATATAACGGGAAAAAACTCCCTACAATGGAATTATATTCCAATCAGAGGATATCAGAATTTGCACAGAACTGGTCGCATCAGGATAAAAATGGAAATATGGAAATGAATTTCAAAACCATAACAAGGGATAACAATCCTAAAAAAGGGACCATATATGGAGATTCTTATAACATACCAAAAGATATATACTTTCCATTATATTCCACTCCAGTATTACAGGAAAATGGTCAGCAGGCTTATGATGTATATGAAATGAAACAGCCAATGTCTATTGATTTTACATATACATTATCAATAATAACCAATAAATTTGATTTGTTGAATGATTTTAACCTTATTGTAAACAATGAATTCAAGTCACTGCAATGTTATATCTTTCCTCAGCAGCATCCGATGTCAATGAAGTTAAATGACATATCTGATAAATCAGAATATTCAATAGATGACAGAAAATTTTATTCCCAATCTTATTCCATATTGGTGAGGGCTTATATAATAACAGAAAAAGATTTTAGGGTTCGTCATGTTGCTTCCAGATTTAGACAGGTTATAGGAATACGGGGCGATAAGGATAACAAAAAGGAAAATTCTGTTATTGCAGAATATGATGATAGATGTCCAGAACAAAAAGATGATTCTCAATATGAATACAGGGGCATAACGTTTACCATGACCTTTGGGTTGTGTAATAAAGATGTGGAATTTGTTTTTGATTTATCTGGAAGCGCATTCGTTTTGCAAACTATAGATACTGAAAATATTACAGAATTCACAATGTTCATTAATGAGGAGCAGATTGATTTTAATGAAGAGGTGTATTTTCTGAATGGAGATAAAATACGAATTTCATGTAAGCGAAAAGATGTAATGCAAGAAGGAAACATGACTATAATAGGTTATGACAATAATGTGATAATAGATACAGAAAAGGAGAATAATGCAGAAACTGTGCTTGACGATGATAATCCAGAAGATATAAATATCAAGATATCTTAAATTTGTCAAAAAAAATAAAAATAAATGATTTACAAATGTAGGTATCTATTTATAATAAAATAAAGAAATAAAATAAGAATAAGATGGCAGATACAGCAAGAGGTTCGCATACCGCTCCTGGCGTTTATACGAGGGAGTTTGAGGTTGCAGCGAATGTTAAGAGTCTTGGAATCACTACTTTGGGAGTGGTTGGAGAGACACTACAAGGGCCTGCATTTGAGCCTATAAAAGTAAGCGATTGGGCTTCTTTTAAGAAGGTTTTTGGAGGCACCGATGTTACTACATACAAAGGAAGTAAATTTCCTAAATATGAATTGCCTTATATCGCAAAATCATACTTTGAACAGTCACAGCAGCTTGATGTTGTAAGAGTTCTTGGTTTGAGTGGATATAATGCAGGACCAGCATGGCTTATAACTGCAGGAAATGGAGCTACTGGAAACAAGCCTACAGTTATTGCGGTTATTCGTTCAAGAGGACATTATGAGAAATATCATAAATATGTACCTACAATAGCTAATGATTGCAAATGTGCAGGTTCGGTTTATGATAAGATAAGATATGATATTGGAGAATGGGATGATGATGCTTATGATTGTACCGCTCCTTCTTCATATAATATGGATGCCCTTGGTATAAGCAATTTCGTTTCTCTTGAAGATAGCGGAAACGAATGTGACGGATATACCATTAACGGAGTTCCTGTTCAGATGTATGTAAGCGCAAACAATTATGGTTTGTTCTGTCTTGAAGGAACCACATCAGAGGGACATTATCTTAAAGTAAACGAGGTGTTTTCTACATGTACTGGAGATACTTATGTAACTTCTGGAGACGCAAAAAATCCTCAGAAAATAATAGTTTATCCAGATGCTAACGGTTTGTATTTTACTTCAAAATCAGCTATAACAACTGCAGATACTGGATATATTGCTGTCAAATATGGAGACAACACAATATATGTAAAGCCTGTTTCAAGAGAGATGAGCGAGGGTTATTTCAAGTATTCATTATCTTTGAATCCTGCTGATAAGAATTATATTCTTAAAGTTATAGGAGGAAACATGGATGCCGCAAATGCACCTATATATTGTGAGAGTCTTTATGATGTAGCACTGCAGAATGGAATCAATGACGGAAGTATCACTTTCATCAGCAATAAACTTACCGCTTATGATGTATTTAACACATACGATTATTGTGGTATGAAATCTGTTTCTGATTTTGTTCCTATATCGGAAGAGGCTCTTACGAAGAAATATGTTGGAAAACGTTATCTTGCTGATGAGGGAGCAAATGTAAATGTACATTTGTATAATTATGTGAATAACAGACCTTATGTCTTGTCGGATAATTCTTCTTCTGCTATTACCAAATACACTCTGATTGCTGATAAGGATGCAAAAGAAAATATAACTTCTTATACCTTTTCTGTAACTTCTTGTACGGGTTATGATTCAGCTATTACAGAGTCTGCGACATATTCAGCAACATCAGAGACTTTCAAGTTCACAGCTGGAGATGACGGAATATTTACCGCCACGACAAAGGGCCAAAAAGTATTCCTTGGAGAAACTGGAGATACTGGAATAACATTGTATATTGATCCTAAGACATATTCTGTTTGTGTACGTTCTGCTGATTTTATCGGTCAGGTTTTAGTTGTCAAACAGTTTACTTATAATGGAGTAAGACATTATGTATATTCATTCTATTCAAAAGGAAGTGTATGGTTGGAGAACCTGAATACCACTGCTGCAAAAGTATCTATTGATAATAATGTCGTTCCTATATTGGACCAGCTTAGATATACATCTGCTGGAACATCAGTACAAGAAAGCAATTATAATATCAACAAGATGGCTATTGTCAAGAACGAGGCTGATGGATATTATTATAGATTGCTTGATGAAAATGGAGTAAAGTCTATAGTTCCTGTTACGGTTGATTTGAATGATTATAAATCTTCTTACAGATTTGCATCAACACCATGGATCGTTTCAAACGCCAAGGGTGATAGAACACATATTGAACTTCATAAGCTGTTTAGATTCCACACAATATCTGATGGAGATAATGCAAATAACATGTTCAAGGTATCTATTACAGATATCAAGCCAGATGATTTGACATTTACTGTTGTTCTTCGTGATATCAATGATACCGATGCCAATCCTGTTGTTTTGGAGAAATACTCTAAATGTAATCTTGAACCAGGAAGTGCCAATTATATAGCTTACAAGATAGGTTCTTATGATGGTACTTATGAATCAAAATCGAACTATGTTACCGTTGAGGTAAATGAAACAACCACTACCAAATTGTCGGTTCCTGCTGGTTTCATAGGATATCCTATCAATTTCTATAATGGTTATCCTACGGTTGGAAATGCGGTTGATGCTGTATCTTCTCCTACAATACCTTATAATTCAGATGTATATACAGAATTAAAGGCAAAGAAACAGTATTTTGGACTTTCCGATTTGGCTGGAATTGATGTAGATACATTTACATTCAAGGGAGATAGATATTACATTGAGGGTGATAATAGAATACTCGGAAATGGTTTCCATTTGGATTGCAGAGTAAATGAGGATTCTTATTCTGATAACAGTGAATATAGCGGAGTATCAATAACAGTCGAGGGAGAATCGGGTTATACATTTACAACCGTCAATTCACAGGCAAGAACAGAAGATAAGGATGACGCTCCTATTATAGCTACCGAAGAGGACATGTCAAATACTATCTATTCGGATGTCAATATGCGTAAATTTACCGTTATGTTCTACGGAGGTTTTGATGGATGGGATGTTTATCGTGCAGATAGAACCAACACCGATGACTTTACTTATGCAAACTATAAGGGCCGTGTAAATAGCGTTAATAACGAGGGAAGTAATTTCAAGGGTATTTCAGATGCTGAAAGTCTTGGATTGACTGGAAACTCTATTACTTCTGACTATTACGCTTATCTGGCTGCCATTAGAAAATTCTCGAATCCTAATGATATATATATCAATTTGCTGGCAACTCCTGGAATTGATATAGAAAATCAGAACTTGTTGGTTAAGAGTGTTATAGAAATGGTAGAGGAGGAAAGACAGGATACATTGTATCTGCCTACACTTCCTGATAAACCTTATGGAGCTGATGATAGCAAAGACGAAATGTATTCAGCAGACGATGTATCTGATGTGGTTGATGATTCTACCATTGATACCAAATATGCTGCAGTATATTATCCTTGGGCTAAGTATCTTGACAGTACCAATAATATGTATATCTATTTGCCAGTAACTCGTGATATTGTCCGTAATATGGCAAAGATAGACAATTTCTCTTTCCCTTGGTACTCTCCTGCAGGATTCCAGAATGGAAATGTTGACTGTATTAAAGTTAAGAAATCTTTGAATATCGGAGAACGTGATGCTTTGGCTAATAATAGAATTAATCCTATTATTAACTTTACCACAGACGGATGCAAGGTATTCGGACAAAAGACACTTTATGATGCAGACGATGACAGAATGCCATTAACAAGAATCGCCATTAGACGTTTGATGCTTTATGTAAGAAAGAGCGTTGTTGATGCGTTGAATCCTTTGGTATTTGACCAGTATGACCAGACAGAGGTAGACAAGGTTTATGGTTTGCTGAATAACATAATGTCGGTTATAAAGGAGAATAGAGGTATTGTTCAATATAAGATTGAGATTTCTTCTTCTGATGAGGATAAGGACAGAAGAGAAATGCCAATCAAGATATGGATCAAGCCTACCACCCAGATTGAGTACTTCTCTATCGACTTTATGATAACTCAGCAGGGAGTTTCGTTTGAGGATTTGTAAACATTAATATTTTTCTAAAAAAGCGGAGATATTCAATATATTTCCGCTTTTTTTTTGATTTTATATAAAATCTTAAATTTATACTATTTATTTTAAAAGAACGTAAATTATGCTAAGAAAAAATAATAGATTTTCGAGATTTTGCGAATCTAAAAGATTTGCTCCTCGTTTCCGCAGATATGGAATAAATGAAAGTTATTACAATTCCGAATCAGGAAATGATATGAATGACAATGGTGCTTCCAATGGCAATCAGCAACAGTATGATGACGGTTCCGAAGATATGGATATGGACATGGATATGGGAAACATGGGAGGCCAACAGTCAAATGGAGGAAATAACGGACAGCAAAATGCTGCTGATAATGCTGATGGTCTTGTTATCCAGATAAGAAGCATGGCTTTGCAGGGACTGGAATTACTTGCAAACGATATTGAAAATCCAGCTTATGAATTGTTCAAAAAAGTATGGATTATGTGCGATAAGGCACAGCAACCAGATGATGACGAAATATCAAACGAATAAACATTAAAAATTAAAAAACAATGGGTGATTTATTAAATAAAGTCCCGCTCAATTATGAGCCGTTAAGACAAAATAGATTCTTATTAAGATTCCCTTCTGATTTGGGAATTATGGAATGGTGGGTTGCTTCTGCTGCCAGACCGCACATGACACAAAGTGCCGTGGAGATACCATTCTTTAATACTTCAACTTATGTTGTAGGTAGATATAAGTGGGAATCTATGACGGTTCAGTTACATGATCCGCAGGGACCTTCCGCATCACAGGCTGTTATGGAGTGGGTGAGATTACATTCTGAGTCCGTTACTGGAAGACAGGGATATGCAGCGGGTTACAAACGTGATTTGGAACTTGAAATGTCGGATCCTACGGGTGTTTGTGTGAGCAAGTGGATTCTGAAAAATTGCATGATAACCAGTTTCGATGGCGGTCAGCTTAATTATAGTCAGGATGCCCTTGCTGATATTACACTTGGAATTCAGATGGATTATTGTATATTGGCTTACTAATCAAAAATTATATAATATCAAAAGAGAGGGAAACTAATTTATTTTCCTCTCTTTTTTATTTATTACCATGAAACAGGGAACAAAGAAAAAGAATGATAGCATACAAAAAGCCATTATTGAAGATATTAAAAACGGATATGACGGAGAAGAGAAGCAGAAATACGGGACATCAAAATTGGAAGAATTGTTTGCCAATGACTTTTTAAAAAAGAATGATATAAAATATATCTATCAATTTGAAGCCAAGGATATCCATCGCTATTATGATTTTTATCTTCCAGACAGAAACACTTTGATTGAGGTTGATGGTGATTATTGGCATTGTAATCCTATAAAGTTCAAGAAGAAAAATCTTGTTCAATATAAGAGCGGAATAGTTGATACCATAAAAGACAACTGGGCTAAACTGCATGGAATAAAACTGATTAGAATTTGGGAGAATGATATCCGAAATAATCCCCAGAAAGTAAATCTCATATTGGAAAATGTGAAATAAAAAAGCGAGCACAAATAAATGTGTTCGCTTTTGCTTTGATATCCAAGTGATTGATATCACAAAAAGAATTAAGCGTCAAGGATATTCTTTGAAGCCTTGAACTTTACAGCTTTCTTTGCAGGAATATCCATCTGCTTATGGGTGATTGGGTTTACTCCATGTCTTGCAGCACGGGTAATTGTCTTGAATGTTCCCAAACCGAACAACTGTACTTGTTCATCATTCTTCATAGAAGAAGAGATGGTTGATACTAAGGCGTTAAGGAATTTTTCTGTGTCTGTCTTTGTCAGACTTGTCTGCTTTGCGATTTCGCTAATCAATTCTGCTTTATTCATATTGAAAAAATTAAAATTATATATTTACTATTAAAAGAATAATGTTCTTTGAAGCAAAGATATGTATATAAACGCAAAAAAACAAAAAAAATGTTATTTTTTATATGAATAAAATAAAATTAAAATAAAAACAATGGATAATAATACATCGCAGCCAACAAATATTGAAAGTTTTGGTTCAAAGGGAGGTGTTTCCGATACTCGAACCACTATTAACAAAAAAGAACAGGATATAAAAGATATAAAATCAATCAATTTTTCTTCCGTCATGCTATTGCAGTCTTTAAAAGGGTTGCATAAGAAAAACGAAAAATATCGTGAGGCCAATAATGGTCAGGATATGCCAAAGTATAAAGACACAGAAGAAACATTAAGAGTTGCCATTAAGGAGAATGAAGCTAAAATTGCTCAATTAGATCCCAATTTTAAACCGTTTGTCGTTTATAGTAATATAGATGATAAAATAAATGAAATAGAGGATGAGGAGCATAAGTTTGAGGAATATTCAGTTATGTCAAAAGATGGAAAGAAAATCACAAAGTATTATGACAAGGGCGGAGTTGAGCAAAGTAAGAGAATAAACGATATGGTTCTTTCCAATACTGGTAATATCAATCCAGTTCAACGATTGGATAAAGATGTTCAGATTCCTGTTGAAAATAACATGAAACAAAACGAGTCAAAACAGAAAGAGGAGCCTGATTATTCTTCTTTTGCAAATGATTTATTCTCAAAATTAAATCTTAACAGAAGCCAAGAAACTACGGAAAAAGTTAAAGATACAATCACAGAAAAAAAAGAATCTGAAAATAGCAAACAGTCAACAGAAGATTATGTTTCAACAAAACACAATTCAAGCAGTGTTGATGTGGAAGAGATTCGTTTGAACATGATGAAACAAAGACCAGTGACTGATGTGAAGACTGTTAATGGCATAATCCCTCCGTATGATGTCATTTCTTTGCCGTCCAAGGGACAGTGTTATGGCAACAAGAAAGATTCTATTGCCGTGGCTTATATCAATGCCAGTGACGAGGATATGATAACATCACCAAACCTGTATGAAAACAACAAGATTATAGAATATCTGCTGAATGCCAAGGTGATAGATAAGGATTTTGATAATCCTAAAAAGTTATGCAAGGGAGATGTTGATGCTATAACATTGTGGCTTAGAATAAACAGTTACGGAAGTGATTATCCTATTTCAGTGACCGATCCAGATACCAATACACCTTTTGATTCGGTTATAGATTTATCCACAATCAAATATAAGCCTTTTGATTTGGTATCAGACGAAAATGGTTTGTTTGATTTTGAATGTCCCGTATCAAAGGCAGTATTGAAATTCAGATTTCTGTCATTATATGACCAAGATACTCTTGATTCCAAATACGAAATGGATAACAATAATATCAGACATTCTGTCGTTGTATCTTCCATTTCAAGACTTAAAAACGCCATCAAAATGGAGAAGAATCTGAGCGAAAAGAACAAAAAGGCTCTCACCGAATCTTTGGGAGTGGTATCAAAATGGTCTGATGATACTGCCGAAATAGATAAAAATCCTTTTTTGAGAACTATAACCGATTTCTACAAACTTGCCATTGTTGCTGTTGATGGAAATACAGACAGAACTTTTGTGGATAACTTTGTTATGAATATGCCTGCTCTTGATTCTTTGAAATTTAGAAAATATATGACCGACAATGAGCCTGGTGTAGATTTTAGTGTGGAAATTGAGAAGCCGAAGAATCTCGGAGGTGGTTCTCTTAAAACCTTTCTTGAATGGGACAAGTATGTTTTCACTAATATCGCCAATGTATGAAATAAATCTGAAAGCAGAACTTGCAAGTTGCCAGAAATACATGAATATCCCTTTTGAAGAGCTTAGAAGAATGCCTGTAAGAGATAGAAGATTCTTTATTTCATGGCATAACAAGAAATGTGAGGAGGAGAAAAACGGACTTGATGGTAAAGAAATGATGAATGCTGAAAATTTCAACAAGACCGTAAATAACCAATAAAACAAACATATTAATAAAACGAAGTTAGTGTATTCTAATTTCGTTTTTTTTCTATTTATCTATAATAAAACTATCGTAATAACATGTCATCACAAAAAATAGAACTCACACAAGAGGAACTCGACGAATTGATACGAAAGCGGATTGACGATGCTTTGTATCATGCGAATCTTTATGGAAAGGGAAAAGGTGACTATCTTGGTGATATTAGATTCCAAGGACAATTCAGCAAACAATTCCTTAGACGTGAGGATAGAAATCCTTACGAGGAACAGGGAACGTTTCTGAGAAAAGGTGTGGAGGCGTATGAACGTCTTGGAAGAACCGATAGTGAAGTTGCAAAAACTCTTCGTGAAATACCTGCTCTTACAAAGGTAATGCCCGATTTGATGAAGGCTATTTCCAGTCAAAATGTGTTTATGAACAAATTTGCTCAGGATGCCAGAAACAAAGGCATATCTGATTCGGATTTTAGTAAAATGACTCATTTGTTGGAGGAGAATTCCTATGAAAGTTTACAAAAAAAGAAAGCGGAAGTTCAAGCTGAACACGACAAATATGCAAAATCAACAGATCCTAAGGATTTGGAGCATTTAAAAACCACAACAGACCAGCTGGAGCTTTTTGAAAAAATGTCACTTCTTCTTACAAAAGAAGAATATGAGACGGGACATAAGTCTTTTTTGCTAACAAAGGAAAAAGCGAAATTAGTCAAGGGTATTATAGATGACAAGAGAGAGGAAAACGATCTTGAAAAAGCTGGAAATGAACTTATTCAGAAAGGCAATGAAACATGGAGTAAGATAAAAAATACCATGATGGCAATATGGAATATTGCCAAGGAAGCCACAAAAACATGGAGAGAGTTTGATGATATAGCTTATCAGTCTGGACGACAGATAGGTATGAATAAAGACAATATGGAGGCATTGCGTTCCACTATGGTCAAGGCATCTATTGATATTGCAAAATATTACAATATGTCATCCGAGGACCTTAAAGCCATGGTCACATCTTATGCCTCTGGAACAAATAATGCACGTCTTTTCAATGAAACGGAAATCAAGTCAATGGCTTATGTTCAGCATTATGCTGGGGAAAATGCCACTGCATTGGTTTCTGGATTTGATGCTGTAGGTGGTTCGGTAAAAGTGGCTTCTGCCAACTTTTTACAGCTACAGAAAAATTCTGAAAAATATGGAATAGACTTATCCAATTATACCAAGAAGGTGACAGAAAATCTTGCGCTGATGAATAAGGTAACATTCAGTGAGGGAGTATCTGGTATGGAAAAAATGACCATTCTTTCGGAACGTTTGAAATTCAATATGACCAGCGTGGCTGGAGTCGCAGATAAAGCAAGCAGTATTCAGGGTGCGATAGAAATGTCGGCAAAGATGAATATGCTTGGAGGAAGTATGGCATCCAATATGTCTAATCCTTTGTCTTTGCAATATGAAGCCAACTATGATATGGAAGCACTTACCAAAAAATTGGTAGGTACGGTTGCCCACATGGGAAGATTTAACAAAAAAACGGGAACGGTTGAAATAAGCCCTATAGGGAAACAGTTAATCAAGGCAGAATCCGAAGCGACAGGTTTTGATGCTGCCGAATTGACCAATATGGCTACTCGTGAGGCTCAATCAAATGCGATAAGCTCTCAACTTGGAAATAAGTTTAATGCAGACCAGAAAGCGTTAATTGCAAGCAGGGCTTATTACGATCCATCCAAACAAAAGTTTATGATTAACCTTAATAATCATACTGAGGGTGGTGGAGCTGCTAAAGAGGTGGATATAAGTAGTTTAAATGCAAAAAGTCTGGGTGATTTGTATTCTCCTTCTGCCGAAACAAAAAATATAGAAAATGATGTTCATAATCTGTGGCTTCATTTTGAGAAAGAGGGACAGGATAAGGCGAGAAACGAGATGTCAAAGAATGAGACTTGGGATTCTGCAGGAAAGGAGGGACGTGCACAAACTGCACAATGGACCGAATCACATAAAGGAGTATTAGATACTGGACAGTCTTTTATTGAAATGATAAAAGATCACCCTGCCATTTTGGGAGCTGCTACTCTTTTGCCAGCAATCACTGCTGGAGGAGGATCTTTTTTGGCATACAAAAGAGTGAAACGTATGCTTGGAAAAATTGCTGAAATGAAAAATCCACAGACTTCACAAGATATAATTCAAGCTGAAGGAGGTGCAGGAGCTTCTGGAGGAGCTGGTGCGGGTGCTGGAGCTGGAGCGGGTTCTGCTGGTGGAGCTGGTGCTGCTGGGGGAGCAGGTGCGGGATCTGGTGCAGGAGGAGCTTCGGGGGCAGCTGGTGCGGTTGGTTCTGGTTCAAGGGCTGTTGGAAGAAATACAAGAACAGCTGCCGAAAGATTGGCAAACATAAGAAGACTAAGACGAATTAGAGGTCTGAAAAGGTTAGGATATATTGGTTTGGCAGTGGCTGCTGGATATGGAGCTTATAAGATGTTTGGAGGAAAAGGAGACGATGAAGAGGAGGAACCTCAATCGGAAGAAGTGAATTCAACAGGAGAGAATATAAACGCTACCACTCCTACCACTCCTACCACTCCATATACGTTAAATGCAAACAATATGGCAACCGCAAGCATGAATCCATTAAATGATATCTATAAAGTATTGATTTCGATTGATAGTAATGTATCTGGAATAAAGGGTAATGCAGAAGCTAAAAACAATCAATTTGCCAATGGTTATATACAATCATTGGCACCTGATAGACTTTATGATGCTACAATTTATGGAGGCTTGGGTTTGGATGCCAGATTTGGGTATAAAGCAATGAGAAATATGGCTCCAGCAATAAAAGCTGCAGGTGGTTTAAAAAAAATGGCTACTGCTGCAAAGACTGCAGGATTTTTAAAGTCCATGTCAATGGGACCAGTCTCTAAAATGTCTGGTCTTGGTCTGGCTTTACAAACAGGAATAGATGCCTATTCTTTATATAAGTCTTTTGATGATTCTGATGAAAAAGATAGGCAAACTCGGTATGCTAACGATAAGATAGATGGATTTATTTCTAATCCTGATTATTATAAAGAAAAATCCCAGTCTCATAATGATAAGGCCGATATTAGGGGCACTTCTATAGGAGGATTGGCAGGAAGTATTGTTGGAGGAATTGTAGGAAGTATAGCTGGGGGACAAACAGTGTTGGGTGCTCAAATCGGAAATGCAATTGGTTCTGGAGCTGGACTGCTTATTGCTAAAGCTTTTCATGATAATCCGAATGATGTTAGAAATAAGGACTTAAATAAATATGCCAGTCAGGTAGAGGGAGCGGTTGATATCAACGATCCAGACATACTTGTAAAGGCAGCGTTGTCAACAATCAAAATACACGAATTGTTGGCTTACAAATTCAATAAAAGCGAAATGACGGTTGTTGCTCATCAAACCAATGCGACAGCAAATGCTCACATGGCATCCAGTCCGACATCAGGAAACGGAGGACAAAAAGGAGGAGCTGGAAATAATGGACAGTCAAATAATGGATATAATGTTCCAAATGCAGGCAGCGGAAACGTGAATGTCGGAGGAACGATAAAGATAGATTTTGGAAATGGTAATTCAAAAATAATTAATTATAGGGAGTTAGCCAATGACCATGGATTCCAGCAGGCAGTAAAGAACTGTATAGCAAAAATGCACTCGGCGGGTGGTTCAAGTGTGAAAGAAAGATTCAATTAAAATGTTATATTTTAAAAAATGGCAGAATTGTTAGACGAAAAACATTTACAAACCTATGCAAATGTAGGAATAATAATAAAAGATTATAATTATATTGCCAATTCCATAAGAAAAGATTATGGAGTTAAGCAATATACGGGAAGTCATACATTAGGAGTAGGTCCAGGAACAATCCTGAACCCCTATGATTACGAACACGTTGTTCCAAGATATGTAAGTGATTATCAGCGGTCTAATTCCTTTGATTATGTAGATTACATACGAAGAGTATATTCTGACAGACCGTCATTTGATATAAGTATGTATCTTGGTTCATATACCATCGGGGATAAGCCTTTTACATTTCCAAAATCATTGGAATCTCCGTATATATTGGATGATACACATAAAGGAATAACAAATTATAATATACAGAGTCCAATCACCAATGATAACGGTAAATCCGATACATTATTGGCAAATATGTCCACGGTTTACAGAAACAAGGGATTGAGGACCGCTTTTGCAGAATGGGACAATACAGGAACTTTTGGAGAAAATTATGATCCTATTTCCATGAGAATGTCAAGATATTATTTTAATGATGTCAATTATGGAAATGGACTTGATTTGAATACCAGAGGAGCTGGAGAAAATATAAATAGGGAATATATAGATACGATAGTAGGACCTCTTGATTATGCAAAAGAAGCATCAGACAACAATAACGGATTGCTGCCTATTGATGCTTTTAATGCTGATTATTATAATGATTTAGGGTGGAGAAGCAAGGATTTTGTTTACAGAACCATGTATAATGTGTTTAATACATTATCGGAAGATGACGATAAATTTGCCCATTCCATAAAGCCAGGAATAACACCATCAGATACCTATTTTCCTGTAGGAAGGTCATTGTATAATTCTCCTCTTACCAATATATATCCATCCACAACAGACGGAGATGTTTCAACTGTAGGGTTGGGAGATATGGATTACAGAGAGCGTTCCATACGCTTTGTATTTAATTATGGCAACAAAATAAAAGACAGACACTATAATTATCAATATCTGGAATATGAGGGTTCTGGTGACGATTATGACGGTCATTATGATACTGTAAGTTCAAACGAGGATGGCGTTAACAATTCCTCTGAACGAAACAGAAACAAAGGAACCGCAAACGGAGTATATGTAGGATATGATGAAAAGAACAAATATAATGATTTGGTAAACAAGACCAACAGGGCTTTTCTGCATGGTAAATATGATTCTTTGGTTTCAAGATTCCACACATCAACAGAAGACGGAAGAACACCACAGCAAATACAGACAGCATTATCAGTCAATTATGGTTTAAGCCATGGCCGAAATCTGCTAAAGGCAGATGTTGATAAGGATACCAATACAAATGGGTATGATAATCCTTATTGCAGGGTGTGGACTTATCATCATGAATATCATACTATAGTAGATACCATACGACCATTCTCCAACAGAACAAAGAATACGGACAATGATGACGATACTGCCGAAATAAGCGCATCAGGATCGTTGTTTAAGGATAAAGAGGGAGAAATATATCCATTCAGAAGAAAAGACGGAGTCGGGGGAATGAAAGGACCTGATAGTCTTGCTAAATATTCTGTTCTTAATCAGAACAACGGTTTGGTGAATATCACTCCTACAAGCAACTCAAATGCAAATTTGAATGTTGATATCAAACACTGCATGTTTTCAATAGAAAATTTGGCATGGAGAGATTATTATAAAAGCAATTTATTGTCCGATGAACAAAAGGGACCACTTGGAGGAAGAATTATGTGGTTTCCTCCGTATGGTTTATCATTTAACGAAAGCGTGTCGGTACAGTGGGGCGGACAGGACTTTATAGGAAGAGGAGAGCAGCTATATACCTATAAAAATACAGAACGTACAGGAAATCTTGATTTTATTCTGCTGATTGACCATCCGACTATTATAGATCATATAGATAAGGATAGACAACAGTTTTATGGAAATCAAAAGGATGCAAACGTGAAAGCAGATTCTGTCGATGATACTGGTTCTACAGAACAGACGTTACTTAGATTTTTCGCAGGATGTGATATTCTTAGACCTAACAAAGCCCAAAAGGAAACGGTTGTGGAGCCAGTCAAAAAAGAAACTCCAGAAGATTCTCCTGCGAAAAATGAAAGTCCTCATGTTCTTGAGTTTTCTGTATTTTATCCTAATAATTATACGGGATATTATGATATAAAAAGCAATGAACAGCCTTATGGAACATTTTTTCCTATAATGTATCTTGCAAATGGAATAGGCACTGGTTATGGGTTACAATTTGATAATGATTCTTCAGCATCATCATACGATTATCATGATATTTTGGTGAGATTTTCAGACAAAATAACAGTGAATGATATATCTTCATGGGGAACCGATCCTCATTATAGGGGATACAATGCTGATGTGGATGAAACAATATCTGGGCTTCCTTATGATAAAGTAGCTCCTGTTACATCGGATACGTTTGGTTATGAAATGGTACTTGACAATCAAGATACATTATCAGCATCATATCCTAATCCAAATCATGGCGTTTCAAGGGTTTCCGACCATTGGAACAGATATTATACTTATGATACCAACAAAATGACCGATTCCTTTTTGGCGGTCAATATAGATTCTAAATCAACAGATTCTGCCTCTACAAACGGAAATTGGTATATATGCACATTCAATGAGAGATTATCTGCAAAGGAAAGTGAGTCTAAAGCATTGAAAGATAGAATTCAGTGGCTTTATAGAATAGATACCAATGTGAAAAAGAAAAAGCTGAAATCTTATGATTATGTAAATGAAGCTGGAGATGAGGAATTATGGAGGAATGAAAAACTGGTCAATTTTAAGGATTATGCAGATATTAGAAGTTATGGTTTGAATTCGCAGCAAGGTCTTGGAACAGTAGCAGATAAGGTTTTCCCTAATGAATTTGGTGCTTCAAGTGCCAATACAACAGGACTTTATGTTTCTGAAGATGGAAAGAAAAGGCTGGTGTCTTATGCTGATTTTGTGATGGCTATATATCAATATTGTCCGTTTGAAACAGATAAAAACATATCTGATTATAATATCAAAGAGGGAATTCATTATAAACAGGAAAATGTTGATTTGTTCAAAAAAATATTTGGTATGAAAAATGTAAAAATTGAAATTGAGGGAATTTCAAATGAGCATGGTCATCCAAAAACGGCCAGAAAAAAAACGGAATCTTCAAATCAGCAACTTGCAAAACATAGAGCGTTAACAATGTCTACTTTCATAAAGGAACTGATGGAAAAGAATAAAATACTTGATTCAGCTGAGATAACTACAAAATCAACGCCAAGCAAGGAAGTTGGAGATAAGAAACAGGTCGATGTTAGTCATTTAATGGCTAAAATAAATCGTTCTGCAGTTATACGCATTACTTATGATGATGTGGATGATGATGATACGACCAAAAAAGCTACCGACTTAAATACCGCAAAAAATGAAACTACTGGTACAAGTAATTCCGTATTGGCAACAATGGAAGGCAGAGGTAAAGAGGTACAAAGTGCACAAAAAACAGACAATTCAAAGAAAACAAAAGAAAAGAACAATAACGAAAAAGCGGAACAGACCGCAGCGGACGTAACCAATACCACTGGAGCTGTCACTACTCATAGATACGAAACAGAAGCTGATTATTTTAGGAATCTTGGTATTACAGATCCAGTTATGCACAACAAGATTGTTGACAAAATAAAATATTTCGATCCAGCTTTCCATTCCATGTCTCCAGAGGGATTTAATGCCAGACTATCATTCCTTCATCAGTGTACCAGACAAGGACCTACAGATAGTGTATCTGATGGAAATGAAATGGGTGAAAATTCTGCAAATATGGCATTTGGTAGACCTCCTGTATGTGTGTTGAGAATAGGAGATTTCTATTATACAAAGATATATATAACGTCATTGGGAATTAATTATGATGTCGGAGGAGGTATCCAATGGGATATGAATCCAGAAGGTGCTGGAGTTCAGCCAATGTATGCCAAAATAAATATAGGATTCAAGTTTACTGGTGGTAGTGATTTGGGTGGACCTATTTCCAGATTGCAAAATGCGTTGTCATTCAATTATTATGCTAATCAGCGTGTATATGATGATAGATCTGAAATGATAGGATATACCAAAGATACGGATGGAAAGGAATTTACATTCGTTCCAAATATATATCAATAAAACAATTTGTTATTTTTTAATAATGATTTACGATAGATATAAAAAGTTTAGGAAAAGCGGTAATATAAGCGAGGTTCCCTTTGTTAAAATTCCTGTCCGTTCATCGGATGCGTATATTTTATACAAAAGAGGAGAAACAAGACTTGATCTGTTATCATACCAGTATTATTCAGATCCTAATTACGGATGGCTTATTTTACAGGCAAATCCGACAATAGGAAATATGGAATTTGAGATACAGGATGGGGAAAGGATAAGAATTCCTCTTCCTTTGGACCAAGTCCTCATACAGTATGATACCGATATAGATAAGTATAACAAATATTATTAAGAAAAATGGCTGATTCAGTAAATACAGATATAAATGTTAATGTTCAGGATATCAATGGAAAAATATCATATATTGACCCGAATGCAATAAACGATTCGAGCAAGGAGTATAATGACCTTAGCGGACAAAAGAAACGTATTCATCAGCTTTGGGATGGTACCGACTATTGTATAGCCGTTGATTTGCAGATAGAAATAAAAAGCAGATTTCAAGAGGCTACAAATCCGACTTCGGATAGTGATGGAAATAATGGAACATCAAACAGAATATATCTTATTTCATGGAAAGCAGATAATGGAAGAAAAGCCAGCATATTGTCTGGCAGAAGATTTTATTACGGACATAATCAGCCAGAAACGGATGAATATGCCGAAAAACATAAAAGTGATAAGCATATAAATTATCTTACCAACGAGGGAACAGAACATACCTATTATGATGTATATGAGGATAATATAAGCAATGAAATGCTTGGAATAGAATCCATAGATATTACTTATGATAATTATTATTGTCCTCAGGTTAAGTTGAATCTGGTTGATGTAAGAGGAACGTCATTATTTTCCCCACAAGAAAGAACTCATTCCAAGGTGGTTGATGGCATACCAGGATTTGATAAATCAAATCTTAGTGGTTCGTTATTCCGAAGTCTTTTCTCATTGCCAAATCCATCCATAACCATGTTTGTAAAAGGATATTATGGTACTCCTATAACTTATGATTTGGCGTTCCAAAATGTCAATGTTGATTTTAACAATAATACAGGAAACTTTAATGTAGATTTGGAACTTATAGGATATCGCTATTCTTTATTGAACGATATCCCAGTCAATCTTATGGTTTGTGCTCCGTATTGTTCTTTTGCTGGTGCTGATTATTGGAAAAATACAATTTGTACCAATTCTGATTATTCATTGGATGGGGCGACTCCTGTTGGATTGATGCAGGTATTTAAGGTTATTTCGGAAGTCGATTCAGATACAGAATTACAACAGGCCAACAACGAAGTGGCAAACACACAGAATACACAAAATGCAATAGAGTCAGATATTCCTTCTCTTGCTACTGTTTTTGACGGATTTAAAAATAATTTACATCATGATTCTTCTTCTTATTTTCTGTCTGACGATGTGGGAAGAGGAGTATGTATCATTCTTTATCAGGGAGATTTAGACAATATAGAACAGGATGTTTTAACTCAGCAATACTATAAGGATACGAGTAAAAACTTTGAGTCCATGAAGCAAGGTCTGGTCAATATGGGGAATTCAGATGCAAATCAATTTAGTATTGTTTATGGTACTGGAAATTCTGTATTGTATGATCCTACCACATCAGGAGTATCTATATCAATAGAAGCCTTTAAAACAGCGAATGTAAATAAGGTTTTAAAAGAAATAGTATTACAGAATATATCTACCAATACAGTATTTAATCAGACATGGAATTATGATGTTTTTGTATTGATGAATAACAAGACTGGAGAAATGTTTTATGATTATCTGAATAAAATCAAACAGAATTCAGAATCAAAGAAGCAGGCAGCTATTGATAATGCCAAAGCAGTTAGAAATTCAAAAATAGTTTCTGGACTGGGTTTTAGACCAACTGTCAAAAACATGATGAAATTATTAATGGAGCATTTTGAGACTTTGTTATATTGTATGTATTCATGTGCTGAAAATGTGTATAAGAAAAACAGAACTCCGTCTGATTGTGGTTTTATGATGGTGGAAGATTCTGATTTTGATATAACAAAAGCAGTTGTTCCTCCTTTCCCAAAAGTAAATGATATTCAACACGGTAAACAGGTAGATGGTTGGGTTGGTAACAAAGGAAATGCCACCATGTTTCCCGAACGGGATTTGGTTCTTGGTCTTATTGATGCCACAAAATATGCAAATGCACAGATGAATAACATTGTACCAGATAATACTGGAGCTAACAATACAAATAGCACCAATGCTCAGGTTCCTACCATTTATATGCCTCTTGTTATGTCGGACTTGTTTACGACAGACAAGTATTTAGGAGAATTGACAGATGCTGATTTGGATAATTTCTTTGGAACGGATCCGTCTATTTTGTCATTTAAATTATATCTTCGTGCTTCATTGATATTCAACTATTATAACACAATGGGAATGAATATTACAAGAATTAATTCCAAATATGCTGATGTTAAAGATTATGCATATCATTGTGGTATAATGGATGCTAAAAATTTTTATTATGCTTATAAAGACATTATTTCGGATTCGTTTAAGGATAAGATTGGAGCGGTAAGTGATTTTGGAACACTTGGAGAAGGCATGTTGAATATAATGCAAGGAAAAGGATTACAAAACATTACAGATGGAGATAAAATAAAAAAATACAAACAGGGAGATTTATCGAAATTAGTCGCAAAAGATAATAATCTTTTCAATAGAAAAGGATATAATATTGCGATAAAGCCGTCAAATAATATAGATACGATAAATTCTTTGGTTACAGATTCCAATGTATCTTCTGAAACTAATGGTGAAGTACCCTCTAATGGTTGGAGATGGGTATTTATTCCTGAGGTCTTGTCAAATGGATGGTATATCCATAAATCACATTTACAAGAAGTACAAACATGGATAAAAGAACATCCAGATGCTTATACTCTTGATACTTTTAAAGAATATGTTATCATAGATGAAAACTGTAATATTATTAATAGTTCAGCTTTTCAAAATTTAATTTCTTCAAGTTCATTCGGTTTTTTACATGATAGATTCGTCAATATGAAACGATGGACCATTCAACAGGAATGCAAGGAGAGACGTTATGATATATTGGATGACAATGGAAATCCTAAAAGTATAAAATCGGATGCTAATGTATTTAATGATATTGATTATTATGGGAACAAGGGATCGTATCAAAGGGCAGCTCTATTCTTAGATAATACTAAAATGGGAGGAAGTGGTTCGATGATACAATATTACGGGTCCAGTGTAGTTATAAATATAACAGATATAATGTTATCTTGTTTTAATAAGAAACAATCTTATATTAGTTATCCTAAAATAGAATTGCTTTACTTGGGTTCTTTATGTTGGGCTTATTTGTTTAATGACGGACTATTATATACAGTTAATTCTACAAATTCCAAGTGTATGGTTAAATATACACCGACAATAATTCCAATTGATAATTTTGTGTTGGCTAAATATTTTATGAATTGGGCGGATGATGGAAATGGATTTGGATATTTTAGAAATAATTTGGAATTTAATATGGATGCTGCTCTCAAACAGAATGGAGATTTACAGACAAACATAGAAAATGAAATAAAAAAATCTGGTAAAAGTGGATGGAATTTATCTGCATTTGATAATGTATTAGGTTTTGATTATACTTTTTCTGATGAATTTTTAAAATCAGAAGCAGTAACTTCTTTAACTAAAGATGTTGAATTATTAATAAACGAGTCATTAGTTGTATTGAATAATGGATATAAGAATAATATGGTTGAGTATTGTTCTTATTTTATGCAACAATTAAAAGACGAAATTTTAAATGCATCTGTTCTAAATAACGCATTATCAGCAGCCACCAATGAAGTAGTAGATACTGCAGTTTCTTTGGTAAATGAAGAGGACCCAAATCAGCAGATAGATACAAAGATTTCAATATACAATTCATTAAAACGATTATGGGATAAATGGTTGGTAGGTTCATCATTAAGTGATTATAATATTCCCAACTGGTTTGATAAGAATTTCCACTTTATTGATTCATTCTTTACTGATATTGGCGATTTAATATTGGTTGATATGTCAAGTATGCTGGAAATATATAATGACCAGCTAAAGCAGGGACAGGCTTTTACTTTGCTTCAATTTATCACGGATGTATTGGGAAAAACAAATATGACGTTCAATGTAATACAAAACTGGGCGAATTTGTCAGATCCAGAAACTATGAAAAAAGCATTTGTTCCTGTTCCTTATAATTCCATGGTTTTGCCTTCAAATTATGCAACACAATCAGATTTTGTGACTGTATATAATTACGAGCCATCCCATTTACTGGGAGATGATTCAGATGAGTCCGAATATAAGGGAGATTCATTTATGGCTAATAATTATGATTCATTGCCACAAGTAATAAAAGATTATGATTATCAGGATTTAAAGATACCAGCATTTTCTGTTTCTTATGGTCAGCAATATCAAAGTTACTTTCATAACATAAAGGTCAATACCAATAAAGGACAAAATACAGAATGGTCTATTGGGGCACAAATGCAGATAGCCCAAATGGGATCTGATAAGGTAAATAAGGCTGTAATATTCCAAGGTCAGGATTTGTATACTATATTCTCAAACGTTTCTTACGAATGTACCGTATCAATGATGGGATGCTGTTGGATTCAACCTTTGATGTATTTCTGTTTGACTAATATTCCTATGTTCAGGGGAACTTATATGATTAGTAAAATGTCCCATTCAATAAGGAACGGAGAGATGACAACAACGTTTACAGGATGCAGATTGCCAAAAATAGCAAATAGAATTGTAGATAATGCATTTTTGAATACACAGGGCAACTTCGATGAGGAGGACAGCATAACGAGAGAAAATGCTATCGCTTCTGTTGAAAACGATTGCGCTTATAAGTTCTATAATCCGTTGATGCAGACACAAATAAATGCTTCTTATGAGCATACGGTCAATATAGTTGCCTTAAAAACATATAGACCAGATTATATTACAAAACTTGGATATGATAGTGTATGGGATGCTATTGTTTCTACGATAAACAGAGAGTTTTCAAATGGAGTTGATAATCTATCTCAAAAGCTGGTTGCTCTTTGCATGTTTAATCAGCACGCATTGGCTTCAAAAAAGAAAAATGGAGGTTGGCGTAACATATTCAGTTCTTCTTTTAAAGGTTCAAAAGGAAGTTTTAATTCAGGAACAGAGGCAAATGTAAAATCTATATTTGAAAATCCATTAAGCATATTGGGAGGAAAGGATGAATTGCCGTTGGATATTGATTTAAGCGGACAATATGCCAATAGATATGGAAACATACAGGCATATTCTTATAATAAGCCAATAGGCAAAATAAAGGATCAAAAAAATTCAATCACAAAATCATCTGTATATAGAATAGGACAATATTCATTAAATAATTCCCAATTTCCAGAATATACCTCTTCTGATTCAAGTATTAACCATCATAGCAGTAAATATTATTTTACTTATGGTAGAAATCAGTTTGTTCAGATATACGAGGGCTGTAGAACTGATGATAGTGAACCGATATGGACAGATTCGGATTTAGCGGAAATGAAAAAAGATCCAAATGTCCCTACCGATGACAAGAAAAGCAATGGAAATAATGAAACATTAATAAACGGGTTTGTAAATGCTGTAAGTAGGACTTCTCAATCAGTAGCAGCCATGGCTTGTGATGTGAAAGTTTGTTCGGAAGGAACCGATAATTGGATTATTATTTCAGCATGTGATTCTGTTAGTAAAAAATTGCTTCCTCAAAACAATGCCACATTATTTGATATGATAGTCCGAACGGGAGCAGGGGAATCGCAAGGGTATTATGGATGGTTTAAACATGCTATATGGCTTACTTCTGCCAAATCGCAGGAATATCCAGACTATATTCTTGTTCAGGTGATAGAAAAAACAGACGGGACAAAAAACATGAGAAGTATTACGGTCCAATTCAGTATAGCCAGCAATATCAAATCATTAAAATCAACATTTACAAAGTCGGATTTGGATAAATGGCAGAATCATACTTATAATAATAATAAATTGATATATAGCAATGGTACAGGATTGGATAGCGTTCCTAAAAACTGGTGGAAAATAATGGGTAAAAACATTGCAGATAAGACCACATTTAAGGATACTGATACAATTTTGAATGCCTATACTTATGCGTTTATAGACGATTCTGTTACAAAGAAATATTGGGAAAAGATAAAAACCTATTTATTGGAGGACAAGGCTCTTCCATGTCCAGCTAATGGGGATGAGGTAAATGATGAATATGCTTTTTCCAACAAAGATACGGATTCCATATTCAAGACCAGTCAGTCTAAAATAAAAATGAAAACCATATCTTCTCCTATATCTGATTTCTGGGGACCATTTGGAAATACCAGTAAGACGGAAATTGCCCAGCATAAGGGTAGTCCATGGAATCCTGCAAGAACCAGTCCTGCACCTCCAGAATTTCATTCTGGAATAGATTTCTCTGAAAAGGGTGTAAAGGGCGATAGACTCGTGGCAGGACATGACGGAATCGTGCTTTCATGTCATCAGGCAGCTGGATTCTGCAATGTTATCATAGTTGCATACAATCTTGAAAACAAAGACGGTTCAATTCTGTTAGGTGTATATACCCACATGGATGCAGAAAGTATTTATTGTACGGCTGGACAGATTGTCAAAGCTGGCGATATTCTTGCAAAAGCGGGGAGTTGTGGAAAGTCAACAGGAATACACTGTCATTTTGAATTATGGCTTATGCCAAAGGATTCAAGTGGAAAATATACATTCCCTGGATATAACTCTTTTATCGCCAAGACAAAGGAGAACAATCATACCAATCAATATATATGTAACCCAGAAGAATACATAAATTTCAAAACAAAATAATATATAGATACTATTTATTTAAAAATTAGAGAATTATGTCTTTTATAACAAAGAAAATAAGAAGAAACGAATCTTGCATCAATAACAGACCTTTCCCAGTTGTAAATAGGACACAGCCTGTCGGAACTCCGTCAATACTTGTTCACGGAGAAAAAGATGTCAAGGATAAGGATGATTCTTCAAAGAAAAACGTCAAGGAAACTTCGTCAAAGAAGGACAAGACGGACAATAATGCAGATAAAAACAAATAATATGGATTACACTTCAAAACTGGCATATATCAACAAAATGATGTCAAAAAACAATGTCAATGGTTCAAAGTCAAATAAGAATGGAATTACATTTGACAAGGGAAACAATGACGAGCTTATAGAAATGGATAACAGCAAGAAGATAGTCATGTTTGATGAAAACAGACAGATTCTTGCAGACTAAACATATACAGATACAATGAATAAACCAAAGACTAAATGGGATAGATTTGTCATCAGGGAGTGGACCACACTCACTGATGAAGATGACGATCCAAATGCTCAGCAAGATCCGAATGCCCAACAGGACCCAAATGCAATGGGAGGAGCACCCGCAGGGGACCCGAATGATCCAAACGGTGGAATGGCTGGAGGTGCTCCAGCTGCACCAGATATGACTGGAGGAGCAGATATGGGAGGACAAGATCCTAATGGCGGAGGAATGGCACCTCCTGCCGATGACGGAATGGGAGGAAATATGCCTCCTATGGATGACGGAATGGGTATGCCTCCTGCTGGTGATGAGGGAAATGGTGACGAAGATGTTCTTAATGTTGACGACCTTACCAATGCTCAGGAGAAAATGAACAACAAGGTCAATATCATAGGAAAAGGTCTTGGAAAGACCGACCAGAGGATATCCGATTTGCTTAATGCGGTTGAATCAATGAAACAGATAATTGACAATAACAACCGAGAGATAGCAGGACTAAAACAGGATATCATCAAAAGGAATCCAACACCTACAGAGAAACTGTATTTGCGGAGTCTTGATTCTTATCCTTACAATACCGATATTTCAGATTATTGGAAACGTTTTATAAAAAGCGGGAAAGACAATTATGACATAATGGTAGGCGGAGACTATAACGACCGACCAGATTATGGAGGCGGAATGGCACCCGAAAAGGGAAATGACGAGGATAAGGAATATGAGATAACGGTAGGAGACCTCAATCACGCTTCGGACAATGATTTATACGATTCGTTTGATGATGATGATGACGAGGACCAGAACACTCCAAATTTCTTTAAGCCAAAAAGAAGATTTTAATCAACACTTTAATAAATGAAAGATTGGATAAAAAATCCAATCTTTTTTTTGTTTCAATAAAAAAACACATATATTTACAACATAATTAAAAGCAATTATAAAAATGACAGAATTTAGTCAAAATCAGGACCCGTTTTCACGCCATCAGGGAGCTGGATTTTCGGGTGGGGAAAAGCAGAACGCTTTTAACCCTAATTTATATCTTAATGTTTATCCACCCAAAGGGGTAAGAGAAAAGAAATTGAAGATAAGAATATTGCCTTCGGGAGATATTAACAATCTTGATCCGTTTATGGAAATTTATGCCCATAATATAGAGGTGGAGCCATCGGAGAACTTTTCCAATGGAAAATGGAAAACACTTATGTGCCCGAAGAGTTTGGCATTGCTTGGAGGAAATAATGCCAGTCCTTGCCCTATATGCGAGGCTCACGACAAACTGCTGAAAGAATCAAAAGCAGAAACGGACACATTAAAGGCGGAAACCATTCATACCACAGCAAAAGGATATTATGCAAGACTGTTCTATGTCATAAGATGTATTGACAGGGAACATGAAGATGAAGGAGTTAAATTCTGGCGATTCCCGTCATCCGCAAAGAATGATGGAATTTTTGACAAGTTGAAATCCATATATCAGTCCGTAATGGATGAGGTTGGGGTAAATATCTTTGATATCAATAATGGATATGATATCAACGTGACTGTATCTGTGGATGGAAACGGCAAGCGTGCGTTTATGCTTACTCCTGTAATGAATTCCTCTCCTTTGAATACGAATACGGATATTGCCAATGCGTGGCTTTATGATAACAAGACATGGGTAAATGCTTTCCCTGTAAAGAACTATGATTATCTTAATGCGGTATTGGTATCAAAACGAAAGCCATTGTGGGATGATTCAAAGAAAACTTTTGTTCCTAATCTGACAAAAGATGAACAAAACAGCGTTCCTCAAACCAATATGGTGAATGAGAATCAGCCTGTTCAGAATAATGTTCAGCAGAATCAGAATTATTATCAGCAAAGTAATAATATGCAGGAGCCACCTCAGAATGACAATACCTATTATGAAAACAATACTCCATTCTAAAGACGTTTTTGTGATTTAAATAAACTTCATGGAGGGATGTCCACATTATGTTGGATGTTCCTCTTTTTTTGTGTAAATATTTTGACATTGTTTTGCGTCTGGAACGGTACTTACGGGAAAATGGTGATTTATGTAAATTTTGCAGATATTTATAGGAAAAAGAACAAAATATGAGAAGAGTAAGACTAACGGAAAATCAATTACACAAACTTATAAAGGAATCTGTTTCTACAATTCTTGAAGCAAGTATGAATACATGGAACCATGCTGCAGAAAGAGCTTTTGGTCAAGGCAGATATGATTTAGGTAATGCTTTTAATGACAAATTCGTACAAGAGTATAATAAAAAGTATGGTCGGTTTCCAACTCAAGGTGGCAAATATCAGTTTCATTTACTCGGTGGTCATGTTGATCCAGACTATGTAGATGGAGATAGGGCAACCGATAAAGATGCATTTATGAATAACCTCCACAAAAACGGGTTCAATAGATATGATTCTTACGTTGAGGCTAACCATCCAAAGTCCCGTATGTTGACCGCATTTTATAGCGAGAATGATGGACCCACAAATGCGTACAGTGCATATCAAAAAGACTATGGAACACAAGCCATGAATCCCGCTAAGAGATGGTATGATATACATGATAATTTTAGAAATGGGAAATATTATGGGAATAAAAAATATGAAGATTATTTAGACGATGATTTTCATCCTAATGGAGATTATACTACCAGTTATCCTGATTTTGACAAAGATCCAACTGCGGTTACATCAATGCCTAATCGTAAATATGTTACAGACGGAATGAAAGCATTCAAGAATATAACTACACATCAAAACATCTGGCATCCTGGTAAAGGATGGTTCGATCCAGATGGAAATAAGTGTGATTATTGATAAAGATTTAACTTCAATTATAAAACGATGCTATTTTTATAACAGCATCGTTTTTTTTGTTTTATTTGCTTTGTATTTATCAATAAAATAAATAACTTTGTGCCTAACATAAAAAAATTATGCTGATAGATAAGTTGAATGGCTTTTGCGGAGTGGTATTCTTCGTTGCCTGTATGGTGATTTTGATAGAGGGATGCTGTTATTCTCAGACAGATGAGAATGAATTCAGCATCAAACATAGACATAAAATGATTTCTTATATGGTTATCGTAATGACTATCATATCAATGGTATATGTTATCATTAACGGATTACACTGTGAAAATTACTTTTAAAAATAGACAATAATAAAAAAAACACATAAATGCAACAAAGTATAAAAAAACATATTGTTGAAGCTGGATTATCGGAAGAACCGTCAATATACACATTGATAGTTGACGGAAACAATCTGATGAAAATAAGCGGTGTTTGTAAAAAAACAAGTTATACAGGTATAGAATATGGTATGCTGTTTGAATTTATGCTGCAGCTTAAGCTCATGCTAAGAAAAAAGGATTTTGATTTTGTGTACGTTATGTTTGACGGACAGAATTCAGGCCAATTGAGATATAATTTTTATCCAGAATACAAGGCCAATAGAGGAAAGAAATTCATACAGGGTGGAGAAAGTGATTATTTCAAGACTTCCCGTGATTTTATACATAATCTATTAAGTCATAAGTATAAGAACAAATACGAAAAAAGAGAAGAGAAGAAATCCGAAGAGGAGATATTCGCCATGCAAGAGGGGATATTGAAAAACATGCTTGAGGATTTGTTCATACGTTCAGTGTCTGCTGATTCGGTAGAGGGTGATGACCTTATTTCTTATTATGTCCGTCATAAGAAGCCAAATGAAAAGATAGTCATTATGTCGTCAGACAGGGACCTTACACAGCTTATAAATGAAACCGTGTGTATTTATTCATTTTCAAAAAAAATCTTCATTACAGATAAAAATTTCAAGGAGCAGATGGGTATTCCTTTTGAAAATGTGGTATTATATAAAACGATATGCGGAGATGTTTCTGATAACATAAAGGGAATAAAGGGAGTAAAAGAAACGACTCTTGAAAATCTTGTTCCAGAAATAAAGGAACGCAAAATGACACTTAACGAGGTTATTGACAAAGTAAAGATACTTCATGACAAACGTTCGGAAGAGAAGAAAAAACCGTTACAGTCAATAGAGAACATATTGAACGGGATAACAGATGGGGTTCAGGGAGAAAAGGTATATGAGATCAACGAGAAGATAATAAATCTTTTCACGGATGAGATGATGACAAAGGAGGCCATACAGTTGCTTGATGATATGATGTATGCACCATTGGACCCAGACGGGCGTGATTATAAGAATATCAGCAGACTTATAAGCAGTTACGGTTTGTCGGATTGGAATACACCCAATAAGTTTGCTGCGTTTTTTGGAGATTTCAATAGAATAAAAAACAAAGAAATTAAATATTTTTATTCCAATTAGTATAAAAAACAATTATATTTGATTAATTTTTAAATGATTTAACAATTTAATTTATATACTTTATGTATTTTAAAAACAATAATACAGCCAATTCTGTCAAAACGAGAGAGTCTGTAAACCATGTGAATGACCGTTTTTCTTTCGTGCTTTATTGCAATAATGATATTGTATGCCAGAGAAATTTTGAAATAAAGCGGTTTGTGGAGGGAAGTATGGATACAATCGAATTCAAGGATACCGTTGATGATATCATGAACAAGATCAAGGAACAGCTTAATTCACAGACACGAGTCTATATGGCTTATAACTATTCTGGTTGCAGACCTGTATGTCCATTCAATCCAGACGAAAAGTATGCTGGACTTGGAGATTATCAAAATCCAGACATAAAAAGTAATGGAGGGTGGTATGATGATACGGAAATATTCGATTCTTCATTGAATCTGCCTTTGCAGAAAGAATGGACCGATGTTCTGAAATTTGTTGTGTATGACAATATTGATCCAAAGCATCCAAAAGAGAAAATCTCACGGATTCTTGATCTGTCCTGCTATCCAAAAGATGTAAGGTATATTGATATCACAAAAAGAAGAAACGAATTTTATGAGTATGATGTCGAGTGCCAAAAGTTGTATAATGAGAATTATATCAAATTGCGATTATATAAGAATAACACCAATATGGTTCGTGATATTATAGAAATGATGTATCCCGTATGTTCTATAAGCTGGAACAAGGATAATAAAAAGGATATGATTGATATGGTGAACCGTAAATATATGGGTTATGAACTGAATATTGAAAAGGCCAACAGAAAATATCTTGCATCAATCGAATAAACGATATTCGTGATTATTTAATATTACTTATCAAGCGGAGGAACGTAACAGTTTTTCCGCTTTTTTGTGTAAATTTAGGGCAAGCCTAAAATAGACAATTCCGATTTTTATTTTCAAAAAAGTATTGCATATTTGAAAAATATAACTTATCTTTGTGAAACGTAAAATTAAATATCAAGCAAGTTGAATACAAATACGGAATATACAGATTCTTCTGAAAAGAAGCTCAACAAGAATCTTGGTTTTCTTGGAGTTGATTTCCAATACAAGTTGATGAAGTATCTAATGGAGAATCCACAATCCTTTGTAAGCATAAAGGACCAGATTGAGGCAGGGATGTTTACGGATTCAAAACTTAGATTCGTTGTTGATAAACTAAAGCAGTATTACGATAGATATTCAGAGGCACCTACTTATGAGTCTATTTCAACATTTGGGCAACAGACAAAAGACGAGTCCGATGTAATGAAAGAGGTGATGGATAAGGTACAGGTGCTTGATATCGCCAAGGATATCAAGTATATAAAAGACCGAGCTTTTTCTTTTTTCAAACAACAGGCATTAGTTAAAACACTGTCTGTTGTGGCAGGAATTGTGGAAAGAGGAGAAACAGACAAATATGATTCTTGTCCTAAAATGTTCGAGGATGCGATAAGAAAGACCTCGTTTGGAGAAAAGGAGGACTTTCATCCTTTTGATGATGTTGAAAAAACATTGTCTGGAGAAATGAGAAAGCCGATTCCTACTGGAATATTGTCTTTGGATGGAATATTGAATGGAGGAATAGGAAAGGGAGAATTGGGCCTTATCTGTGGTCCTTCTGGATTCGGAAAGACCACAATCACCACATCAATGGCATCTTATGCTGCGTGCTGCAAGAACGCAAGCAATAAATATCAGGGATATAAAGTATTGCAGATAATATTCGAGGACAGCAAGACGCAAATTTCAACAAAGTATATTGCCAGAGAGCTTGGAATAGAATGTTCAAAGGTGCCTTTGTATAACAAGATTGAAAAGAATGCAGCCAAACAGATAAAGAATTCGGAGCGTTATAAAATGCAACAAAACAATATCATGATAAGAAAGTTGCATGATGGAGAAAAAACGGCATCAGATATAGACAATATTATCCGCAATGATTATATCAATAATGGATTTGTCCCAGATTTGGTATTGCTGGATTATTTTGAATGTTTAAAGGCGGAACATGGAACGATGGCTTTGGGACAGCATCTAAGCGAGGCCCATACAATGAGAAAGCTGGAAACAATGGCTGCCAAGTTGAATGTTGGATTATGGGTGACCACCCAAGGAACAAAGGATTCTTATGGTTCCAAGGAATTTGGAGGTCCAGACAAGATTTCGGGTTCGGCATCAAAATATAACATCTGTCACATGTGTCTTATTATTTCAAGAAGTATGGATGATTTTTCTACCAATGTATCATCTATCAAGATTACCAAGAACAGGGCAGGAAATGCTGGTGTGGTCATTTCTAATGTTTATTTTGATAATGGCAAATGCAGAATTTCATCAGAGGGAGAAGGACATGTACAGGGATATGAAGATACGATGTCGGTTGAAAATGATAGAAATCTGGCGATATTCAATGCTATTCAGAACGGGGTTACAATGGAAAATGAATCCATAGAAACCAATCCAGCTCTTGAATTTGTCAATTCTGGAGTGACTGAAAATATGAATACAAATTCTGGATATACAGAAACGGAAAATTCTTCTGGATATGCAGAACCAGATGAGAGTGTAAATAGTCCAATGGAAAAAAACAAAGACTTTCCATTAGATTGTCCTTTCTGATTTTAAAAGTTACATAATTTTTTTTCATACTAAAGTTCTGAAAATAATAGTTTTGTACCTTTTAAAAAAAGTGTAACATTTTTATCGAATTTTAAAATGACAAGAATCAATATTTATATTTTGCAGGAATGATTCCTGTATTAAATAAAATAAATTTATATGAATGAACAGATAGAAACAGCAGTGGCAAAAGTCAAAAAAAGAGACGGAACTTTTGCAAAGTTCGACATCAAGAGAATTATCAATGCAGTTGAAAAGGCTTTTGAATCAACAGGAAAAGACAAAGTACCTGATGAGGTAATCAATTACATCATGATTAATTATTCAAAACAGAAAGGAATTATTTCTGTTGAGAATATTCAGGACAATATAGAGTCATTCCTGTGTAAAAATTATTATGAGGTTGGAAAGAAATTTATGCTGTATAGATATCAGCATAATGAGGACAGGGAGGTTCTTGACAAACTTAACTTCATGATGAATTATTGTGATGCGGAGAATCCTGCCACGGGAAGCAAATATGATGCCAATGCCAATGTTGAAAACAAGAATATCGCAACATTGGTGGGTGAACTGCCAAAATCAAATTTCATTAGACTTAATAGAAAAATTCTGGTAAATAGAATTGAACAAATGTATGGAAAAGAATTGGCAGACAGATATGTATATCTGCTTACAAATCATTTCATATACAAGAATGATGAGACAAATCTTGCCAATTATTGCGCCAGTATCACAATGTATCCATGGTTATTGGGAGGAACGGCATCTATAGGCGGAAACTCAACCAAACCAACCAATCTGAAATCATTCTGCGGTGGGTTCATCAATATGGTATTTATGGTTTCTTCTATGCTGAGTGGTGCTTGTTCGACACCCGAATTCTTCCTTTATATGGATTTCTTCATAAGAAAGGAGTATGGAGAGGATTATTACAAGCGTTCTGATGAGGTGGTTGATTTGTCTGTCAGAAAGAGAAG